TCTTGATCTAAAAGGCGTAGTTGGTCAGTCAATCGGATAATGGTTTTTTTCATATCCTGTATAGATGGGTCTATAGTATTAGTGATTGTTTGCCAAACAAAATAAACAAAATATCCTAAACCCATAGTCATAACTACAGGGAAACCAAAATCAGCAATTAATTGAACAATATCCATTAGTCACGTCTTGCATCTATTTTTCCGTCTTCAACAAAGTTTTCTGCTCTAGCAATACGGTCTAAATCTGGTTTCAAATCCAATGCAGAAGAAACACTGGTATCAATCCTTATCATGTCATTATTCATAATAGAAGCACGTGTTATTAACATTTGCGTAATGCCTTGTATGGTCTTTATTTCTGCAACTAAACCATCCATAAGTTGTTTCATAACCAAAAAAATAAAGTATGCCATTATCAATGCCCCTGCAATCGGCACACCTAATTCAGCAACTAAGTTAAAGACTTCCATCAATTTTCACCCTTGAATTTCTTACTCTGTCCAGAAGTACCTGCATAAATACCAAAAACTGCCGCCATTGCACCTACTACTATAGACACCAATGCAGATTGTTCTAAATTTGGTTCAGGTAATGCCATGAACCAGATCACTACTTTGTAAAGCAGAATTATATAAACACTCACAAAAATTCTTGGAAATATGCGCCAAGCATCAATTGTTTTTGCAAGATGTACCCATTTTGCATAAGGATTCATTCCATCATTTTTTGGGTTAACGTCAATGTCTAACTCCAATCTTTTCTTGATAGTGCCTTCTTTTGAAACTATCGTATTATCAGTGATAACTTTTTCATCCATAATATATCTCCATTAAATTAATTTGGTTCTGTTGGCCATGTAACATCATCAAGATCAGCAAGGTTTGGATAGCTTGTAGGTAAATCTCTAAGTTGCTGTCTATATGTAACCCATTCTGCTTTCTTAGTATCTGACAATTGACAATCTGCTATCTGTGTCCAATCTGATTTGCTTAAAAGATTATCTCTATCAATTCTCAAAAGCATAAGACAGTGTGGGGTATCAGCTTCCCATTCTTTGGTCGTGTAATTAAATTTATGATACTGTGATGGTTTTGTTGCTTTAGCTTTCAAAGATCCACTTTCTACATAATGAGTATCACTGGTAATTTCACTGTTATCTACTTCTAGTGCGGCTTCGGTGCTAGTTTCTAAAACACTTATATCTAAAGCTGGGTTTGAACCCCAACGTATAATTGCCCCTGTAGATTTTAAATAAATAACAAAATATTTCATCGTTTTGCAAAAAAGTAAGTGCCAATAGAACCACTGGTTGATTGACTTGATCTATTAGGGTTAGCACGACAATCAAATTGTAAAGTATAACTTCCCGCACTGGTGACTGACTGTGACCAACTTGCACATATATTTATTAAAGGTGTAACACCCCCAGATGAATTTTGATAAAAGGTGGCAACTTGAGTTCCATTCACTTTGATATCAATATGACTTCCTCCTGTGTCCAAATGCACACTAAAGAATGTAAGCCATCCAACCAATTGTATTGTATTACCACCACTCACATCATCTGAACTCACCGTAAAAGTATGTGAGTTGGTTTGGGTTGTTGCTGTAGATGCAGATGTTTGGACAGTAGCGGGAACCGATACTGCCTGATTTGCTATTTTCAAAGTGGTTATATTTGCATCAATAATCTTAGCTGTGCTTATTGTCGTATCACCAATACGTGCCGCATTCAAAGTTCCTGTTGAAATATTTGCCGCACTCAAATTGGTCACACTTACATTACTTGCATTCAAAGTTCCTGTTTGTATGTTGCTCCCAGATATAACTGTTGCTCCATCTGTTAAATTAGATTTAAAGGCTATGGTATTACTAAAGGTGGTATCAACATCTCCTGCAACTATGTTCTTGAAAGAACCCGAAACAGAAGATGAGAAGGCGGAATTAACCCCTGAATGATTTACAGCTCTAACCCAAAAGAAATAAGTTGTACCTGCAGATAATCCATCCTGCTTTCCAAAAAAGAATAATGATTTTTGTCCTGGTTCTCCATAGATCGTCTCTACCAGTCCATCACTATCACTTGATGGCGTATTATCTGATGTCTTTCTGTAGACCTTTACCGCACGCAAGTCGGTATTACTAGGGTTCGTCCAACTTATTCCTATCAGTAAGGGATTATCCGAGGCAACAGCAAGGTTAGTCGGTGTAGCGGGAACTGCTGTCACTGCAGTTATTGTAAGATCACTAAGAGCTACTACGCTTGAATAGACGTTATCAAAGGTAAAATGTCTAAGCCTGATGTTATAGGTTTGTCCTACAGTTACGTTTGGAATAGTTGCTACCGACTGTGATTTTCCTACGAGCAAGGAACTATAATTGCTATCTCCACTTAATTTGTACTGGACTTCCGTTCCTTGTATGCCTATCTCTGTTGAGTTAGTCCATGTGACGGTTATGTTAATTTTTGTAGTCGTTCCTTCTACGGTTGCACTTTGCGAGGCACTTGCGCTTGAGGGTGTAGGCACAGAGTTATCTCCTGTGTTGACCACCGTACCTTGAGTAATAGGAGTTGAGTATTCGTTAGTGGCGAAGTCATAGACTGCAGACTCTATCTCCTTTAATTCTAGTTGACAGGCAAGGATCTGATTTTCGTCTGATTGAATTAGCGTAAAGCTCACAGTCAAAACCTCAAACAGCTTGCTTGAAAACGACATTCTCTCATTCGTAACCCTGACATAGTCTTTAGCCTGTAACTGCATGAACTGTAAGGGTACTGTTAGGGATATAGAGGTGGTCTGTCGGTTATGCAGTAAGGCTATCTTCTGCAGTCGTTGTGCCATCGTATGCGTTGTAGTAAACGGAAGTTTCAGCTCCATGGTCTTAACAAAATTTGCAGAGGTTTCCCCGCTTGGGGTGTCCTGTGTTAAAAACGTACTGCTTTGAAAGACTGGCGCATCAGCTACAATAAATGAGTTAGAGGCATCAACAAAGGCGGACTTAACAGTGTTAAATATTTCTCCTGTTGCTGTTTTAGTAGTGATAGATGGGTCTGCAAGTACATCATCATCGGTTATGGTTAGAGAAGGGCTTTGGTTTGCCCCTGCAAAGACATTGAATTGACCGTTAGCGTAGGTAAGACTGCCTGCCATTGCACTTAATAGACCACCAAGAATATCCTCGCCATCGGCACTCATGTCTGAGAACCCGTTAGCCGTAAATCTAGTCTCAGTTGTACTGTTGTCAGCAAGTGTCACAGTTTGGTCACAAGTATTGGCTGCAGCCGCAAAACCTCCCGCAGAAGTGGTATCGTTGATTTCCGAGCTAGTCGCCTTGAGGCCATAGGTAGTGTCTGAGATAAAGTCTCTAATTATTAATGCAGGATTAGATCTCTGTGCGTCGGAGTTGGAAATTGCACCTGTTCTAGGATCATAAACATTCTTTCCTTTGACCACGAAAGAGACGTTTGGTACCGAAGCAAGGAACTCAGGATCATAGACACATTGCATGTAAACATAGGCTACGTCTTTAAATACATGGGTATTAGGCACAGAAGTTGTACCTAGTTGTGCTTGTGCAAAGGCATTGACAGCAGTTTGAGAGCCATCGTTAAAGGTAAAACGGATCAATCTGCCACTGCCAAAGTTCTGCTCATTTTCCGTGTTCGTAAAATTATTATGGGTAACGGTATTCACAGTTGTACTGTTTATTGTAGAAGCCGCAGTATCAGAGCCAAGAGTAAGTGTAGTGTCATTAATTATTACCTTTTCTAAGCTGTTTATTGTGTGTCCTGCTACCGCTATGAAGAGATGAAGTACGTCGTTTGTAGTTCCAGTGGTTTCTATATGCGTGATAGTTCCGCCTACTCTGCATTGACCGTAGACAATCTTTCTTGGAGCGTTAGCTGATCTTGTTGAAACCTTAGTACCAAAGTTCTGGTTAGTAGCTGATGGAATAGAGGGAGCCATCATAATCTGTAAACCAGTTGTAACAAAAGCCATCGTTGCTGAGAAAGCGATAAAACTTGCCGCTGTTCCTGCCCCTAAACCAAAAACTGCTGTAGAGCCAAAGAATGCAGGTGCGGCACCACCACCTGTAAGTACAATTATTCCTGCGACTATAGCTCCAACTACCGCCGCCTTAACCGCCTTAGACATTCAACCTCCAGACTTTTTTTGCTCTGGAATTTTCTCGGTAGGTTATCCCTTCCTCAGAGACACAAGCTATCAGGTTACCTGTACATATTCCTATTAATTCTTCGTTATCATTTAAATTATCTTCAAGAAGAACTATGTCACCTGCGGTAATAAAGTTCTTATCTATTGTGCCTATGCCTGCCTTCTTAGCATATTTAGAGGTCACTTTGTTTAGAGTTCTACCATTGTCGGCAATAAACTTAAATGCGCCCTTCTTGTCCTGCCACTTTATCTCTATCATTGCCTTGCCAGTCATAGCCTTGATTCCTTCTACTGCAAAGATACAGCAGTCCCATTTACCCCAAGCAAAGGCACGTTCGGTATTGCTGTTGATAAAAGCGAATAACTTAGTATCCCACTGCGGCAACTTTTTCATTTAGAAACCTGATTCGTTCATAGAGAAAGGATCTTCGTCGTGGCTCAAAGCTCCCTCTTCTTTTACTGACTTTCTGCCCCAAACTATTTCTTTATCTATCATCTGCATTACCCTATTGAAAGAAGTATCAGTGGAACTGATAAACTTCTGCGACTCACTGGTGTAACGTAGCTTACAGGGTCGGCGCATATCAATAAGTCTGTTCTCCGCATTAATTACTATGGTTGAGGTTGTCGTAGAGTCACTTATGTTCATGGAAATCATCCTGCCCGTAAACATATTCATAACGCCCTTGATCTCATTAGTACCGCCATCAAGGAAGCCAACCAATATAATCAGCTTACGGTTCTGATAGTTCTCCGTGAGGGCAAGATTTAAAACCGTAGCGTCCATACCCGAGATAGTTACTGAGACACCGTTACTGGATAGCTCTGCTGTCTCTTTGATGTCACTTACTTGTATTAGTGAACCCGCGCCTATGTAGGTTTCGCCTTCTATAGTGGCATCCTCGTTGCCCGACCACACCCTGACGTTACCTGAGTCAAAGAAGCCTTTGACGGCTAGAAAGGGATAGGTTAGATCCTCGCCTAAAGCTGTTACGATGGAGCTGTCTATTCCCTGTCTGGTGGCCATTAGAGTGACTCCATGCAAGAAAACGACATGCGATAGATACTGTTACGATCTGCCGACCAAGAGATCTCGTTGCTCTGTAGTCTGAATAAGCCTTTAGGACTCGCAAACTTGACTAAGGTGTTATCGGCTATACCCGATCTTAGTTTCGGTTCTATGCCTACGGCAAATTCGTTAGGCGAGCCTGAGGTTTCGGTTGCGGCTTCCGTGACTAATACCAACTGCACGGGTTGATTAGTGGTTGCTGTGCCTGACAGGATTCCGAGGTAATCTCCTACTACAATAGAGCCTGCTCTTCTTT